CGGCTGCGTGGTTAATGTCCACAGGGTCAGCAATGGCTACGGCGATTGCATCGATGGTAGTTGCGGCAGCTAAAATGGTCGGTAGATGGACATTCATGGGAGCGCAAGCTTTAATACAAGCAGGAAGAATGGCGGCAGCATGGTTTATCGCTCTTGGTCCTGTGGGTTGGGTTATTGCAGCTATCGTTGGTCTAGCGATATTAATCATTGTGAACTGGGACAAGATCAAAGCAAAAACGATTGAAATTTGGAATAAAGTTTCAGCATCCGTCAAGGAAGCAGCGGCTAAAATGGTTACGTTCCTTGTTGAAAGTATTGGCAAAATGATAGGGAAAATCAGTGAAATGCCTGGTAAAATACGATCGTTTATAGAGGATATGAAACAGGCAGGAGCAGACTTAATAGATGGGGTCATCAAAGGTATAACAGGAAAAATTGGCGAGGGGCTAGCCGCGGTGGGTGGATTTGCCAAAGACTTACTAGCTAGATTCAAGAAGGATACAGATACCCATTCGCCTTCACGAGCATTTGCCGACATTTCAAAATGGTTCGCTCCTGGTGTTGTCAAAGGGATTGATAAAACGAGTCATTTGGCGATTAATTCAGTATCGGATTTAGCAACTAAATTAACAAATGCTTTTACTCCACAACTACTTACACCAAGTATGGCAGGAATTCAAATGACTCCAATGGACACACAATCGCAAATGGATTCATTGCATCGTCAGATTAAACAAGAGTTGAGTGTGGATATGTATGTTAACCATAAAGGTGGCGTTGGGACTGGTGGAGGAATTACGCAAAACATTGCGATTCATTCAACAACACCTTTATCACCTAGTCAAATTAAAAACGAACAATTAAAAGCGAGTCGTCAACTTGCAATGGAATGGGGGATTTAATTGGAGAAATTGACGTACACCAATCCGAGAGGTGAAAAACTAACATTTGGAGACTCTCCATTTTTTTTGCAAACGGTTGGAGGACTTGGAGATGTAAGTGCAGATATTCAAACGCAGAAAGCACCTTATCAGGATGGTAGTACAAGACTGGATGCGGTCTTTGAAGAACGTTCGATACCTATACAATTTTTGATTGTTAAGGAATCCTATGAAGAGGTAATTCTAGCAAGGCAATTACTTGGACGAGTACTGAATCCTAAACTAGGCACAGGGGTTTTGAGATATGAAAGTGAAAACATTATTCGTGAAATTGATGTTTCTCCCGACTCAGTTCCTCTGTTTCCTGATGGACAAGGGAACCGTACAATCGCAATTCAAAAAGGATTCATCAACCTGGTTGCATTTAATCCATATTGGCGGGCGTCAGAAGAATCTGTGGAACAATTAGTAACTTTCAGTGGTGGATTAACCTTTCCTTTAATCCTGCCAACTATATTCGGTAATCAAGACTCAACTGCGAAATCAAGGATTATCGTTAATCAAGGAGATTCACCTACACCAATTGAGGTGACATTCACAGGTCCTGCGACCTCACCTATACGGATCGAGAACGAAACAACAGGCGAGTTTATCGAAGTGGCACAAAGTTTACTAGATGGTGAGAAATTGTGGATCAGCACGCAGTTTGGTAAAAAACGCGTCCAAAAAATAGCGGTTGATGGAACGGTTATAAATGCTTTCAATTACATCAAAATTAATCCGATCCCATCCTTATCCAGTACGTTTTTCCAACTCCAAGAAGGTAACAATTTAATCACGTATTCCACAGGAGAAGAATACGAAAAAGCACCTGTAACGATACGTTATTACAATCGCTATTTAGCAGTATAAGAAAGAGGTGAATATTAAATGGCAGAAGAATTTTTTATGTTTGATTCTGTGGATGGTGACAGGCTAGTTACTGCTGAAGATTTTGCAAAGTATTTTCATGAAATGATTACGAACGGTGTGTTTTATCGCAATAACGCTCCATCACTTAAAGTTATAAGAGGTTCAGGACTAGAGAACACAGTCGAAGTTGGAGCAGCATTCGTAGAAGGGTATATGTATCGGAATACATCGCCAATTACACTTCTACATGCTACAGGAAATCCCTCATTTCCACGTATTGACCGTGTAGTAATTAGACTTAACCGTAACTTAGCAAAACGTGATGTGCGTATATTTATTAAAGAAGGTGTTCCTGCAACTTCTCCAATCGCACCAACACTTGAACGAAATGACATTGTATATGAATTAAGTCTTGCACAAGTACGTGTCAACGCAGGAGCATCTACGGTAGCAACTATTAATGATGAACGATTGAATGAATCAATATGTGGTGTAGTTAATGCGTTGGCTGAATTACCTACAGATATATTTTTAGCGAATATGGAGGATTTTCAGACTGAACTTAACGCTCAGTTAGCTTCAGTGATTCAAACATCTCAAGATGAATGGGATACGTTCATTGGTTCGATTCAATCGGAAGCACCAGCACTTGGAGGGATGACGATTAGCGTTCAGTCAACTGCGCCAGCAATTCCTTCTACAAAAGACATTTGGATTGATACAACTTGATAAAAGAGTTTCGCGTAGAAGGCGGTGAAGTAAATGATTCGGGTTTTTTCGGATGCGTTCGAACTTATAACAGAAATTGATGCAGTTGATAGTGTCATGTGGACTAAACGTTGGCATAAGCAGGGCGAGTTTCAGATTGTTGTTAATCAACATATGGAACATGTGGATGAGTTACTAGAAGGTCGTATTGTCAGCGTTGGAAGCAACAAGACTGGAATTATTGCACATATCGAAGAAATGACATCTGAAAATGGCAAAGGTGACAATCAGTTAATCGTTAGAGGGTACGACTTGAAAGGGATCCTTGCAAAACGATTTACGATTCCGCCGGAGGGACAAGCGTATGACGGCCAAACGGCAGACGTAGAAACTCTGATGAAACAATTTGTAAATAACAATGCGGTTTTAACTACGTCAGAACGAATCATCTCAAATCTAACTGTGGCTCCCAACTTAAATCGTGGGAGTTCTTTTTATTACCAGACGCGCTTTAAAAATTTGAGGGATGAATTAGAAAAATTAAGCGTCACGTCTGGTCTTGGTTGGGATGTCTTATTCGATGGTGTGTCATATACATTTGACGTACTAGAAGGTAGAGATTTAACGAGCATCCAAACGATCAATCCTCCTGTTATTTTTAGTGCTGAATTTGACAATGTGAAGTCGCAAAAAGTGATTGAATCCTCTCTCGATTATAAGAATGTTGCGATTGTGGCAGGTCAAGGTGAAGGTGCAGCACGTGAAATTGCTTTTATAGGAACAGCAAGTGGGCTCGAACGGAATGAAATTTTCATTGATGCACGAGATATTGAGGAAGGTGGAAATCTACAGGATCGTGGCCAACAAAAGTTAGACGAATATGCAAAAGTCGAATCGTTTGAAACATCCGTATTAACGTATGGACCATTTCAATATGGGACGGATTGGCGATTAGGTGACATTGTAACCGTGCAAAACGCGAAGAAAAACCGTACCTCTCATTTACGAGTCACTGAAGTTGTGGAAGTGATTGAAGTGGGTGGTCTTCAATTAGATGTTATTTTCGGTCAACCGATGCCAACGATTATCGAGAAAATAAAACGTGAATTAGATGAACCTGTATCGGAAGGTGGTACCGTAGGGGAACCAGGTACGCCTGGGACTGATGGTGTCGGCATGGATTATGTGTGGAACGGCACGTCTCTTGGTATTAAACGTGATGATGAATCGACATATGTATATTCGAATTTAAAAGGCATCAAGGGAGACAAGGGAGAGGTTGGTTTAACTGGCCCACAAGGTATCCAGGGATTAAAAGGTGACACAGGGAACATTGGTCCGCAAGGTTTAACTGGCCCAACCGGACCACAAGGGACTCAAGGAGTTAAGGGGAACACCGGAAACACAGGTCCTATCGGTCTAACTGGTCCGCAAGGGGTTAAAGGGGATACAGGTCCAATCGGTCCACAAGGGATAAAGGGTGACTTGGGAAATACCGGTCCACAG